TCAGACTAACATCATTTTTTGCGGTTCCGCAATCGCAGAGATGTAATCGTTTAGGTCTATAATTTTATTGATTTTCTTAATCTGATTTGTTTGCACTAAATGTGTATAAATATTCAAAGTCGTTTCGGGCTTTGCGTGTCCGAGTTGGTTTTGGACATAAAGTAAATCTTGACCGCAAAAGAACAAGTTTGTAGCAAAAGTATGTCTTAGATAATGTGCGGTGAATCTTTCAATAACAAAAGGAACGCCTTTTGGGTCGAACTTACTTTTTGGCTTTCGCTCATATTCGGAAAAATCTCCGTATTTAAGATTGAGGTCTGCCATATAGCTGTCCCACAGTTCTCGCCACGCTGTTGTTGAGAAGAACTCCCCTTTTGTTGTAAGTACAACAAAGTCGGATTGTTTATGGTTCTTTTGATTTTTCAGAAAATCCACAAGGGTGTGGGGAATATTGACTGTTCGTATGCCAGCCTTTGACTTTGCGCCTTGCACAATGTGCGGAGTTCCTGTCATTACAAGTTTTTGATGAACACTAATTTGAGCATTTTCAAGGTCAATGTCATACCATTGCAACGCAAGGCATTCACTTAATCTTAAACCAGACAGCATCATGATCATAGCAGGAAGTTGTGCTCTGTGTGGCATTTCCATAACCCACCGCTGTTCTTGCTCGGTCAATGCCCTGCGCTCGCTTACAGGTGCATTTTTCGGTATTCTGACATATGTTAATGGATTGTAGTCAAGTATGCGGTTTTCAACAGCAAAGTCAAACACCTGCCTTGCGGTCATTCTGTAATCACGCAGAGTTTTCTTTGAAGTCGGTTTGCCTGTATGTGGATTTCGTGCGAAATAGTCATTTATGATACATTGAAAATCTGCTTTTACAAGTTTGCTGATTGCAACATCGCCTAATACAGAAAACGGTTTAAGGTTTGTTTTATAACTCTTATACTGCTTGTCAGAAGAAAGCAGAGCCTTTTTGTATATCAGCCAATTTTCGCAGAGTTCACTGAACGGCATATTCTCGCTAAGAATATCCATACCTTTGCTGATTTTTAGCTTGATTTCATTTGCTTTGCGTGTAACCTCAGCTTGCGTTTTGCCAAATACAGACTTATACATAGCTTTGCCGTTTTCATCTCGTCCGATATAGATATTTTTTTGATACCTGCCGTCTTTGCGTTTTTTCATTATAAACACTCCTTTTTAATGTAAAAAGGGTGCAAAAATCCCTTGTGTTTTTATTCGATAAACTTGCAAAACACAAGGGAGTATGGTACAATTATATTGCGTTTAACTGCACCGTTGCACCCTGTGTAATGGTTTCCGCTCTATCCTGTTGGCGCAGGGTAGGGCGGATTTTTTATTCTAATAAATGTTACTGTAAAACCCTACGGCTTTACCGAGGATACGGACTTTGTTCATTTCTTCTTCCTTTGGCGGTCAAGCTCTGCAAGCTCGTCATCGGAGAGAGGTCCGCTCAAATCGTCAAGTTCGGGATAATATGTGTAATATCCTATGTGTACTCTGCATTCAGGACATCTTCCGGTGCGTAAAAAAGTTGGCAGATCATAAACATACGGATACATACGATCATTTTTGTCTATGCTATAAATTTTATTATTATATTTCTTGCATAAATTACAATCATTTGAGGTAGATAGCTGTACATAATTTTGATTAAAATTATGTAATGCTTTTATCTGTTGTTTAAATCTTTCACATTCTTCAGTAAGTATGATGTCAGAAAACATTTCTGGGTGCGTTTTTCTTGCATTATTTTCAATTTGCTTAGAAAAATCTTTATTTAGCAATTCAGCGTACTTTATTACTCGCAAATACTGCTTTTCAGTGAGGTGCATTTCATCATATGAAAGTGAATCAGAAATTTGATTAGATTTTAAAAGGCACTCTACTGCTAAATCTAAATCGCCGTTTGCTTTGTGATTGGTAGCGGCTTTTTGCAATAATAACATAACATCCGAGTTTTCACACGGAATAGCTCTTATATTTTCAAGAGTGCTAACATCATAATCGCCACAACTGACAGGTATTTTTTCTAAGAGAATTTCACTTTGATTATTTGATTTCAGAGAATCAACAAGTTTTAAATTTTCGGTAGTCAGATATATGCTATACTTATTGGACATATCCTCAAAAAACTTATTGATTTTATTTTGCTTGCCTTTATCTGTTTTTAATTTATCGGCAGATAAAAGAGTTGACTTCCAATATCTATGAATAAACCTATTGGTATTTTGTTCGTAGTTCTTTTTCAATTCTTTTAGCTGGCTTTTTGGTAACGGATGCCCGGGAATTGGGTGTACTTTATGTTTACAGATTTCTGTTAATATTTGTAAAGCCTTAATGTAATTATTAAAATATGATTCGGGCTTTGCTGAATCCCTTATCCATTTTTCAGCTCCGGCATAATCGCAGAAAAGTAGATATACAGCATTTTCAGAAGATTCATTTCTATATTTGTCGCTAAATGAGTTTTTAAGCAATTCATTTTCAACTGCTTGTGGTAACCGCACATTTAATTCAGTTTCTGCCTGCGATTTAAATAATTTTGCGAAAAATCCCATATCAATTCTCCTTATCAAATAGCATTAGCCTCAAGCTCGTTATGAACAACAGGCTCATAATCATAAAAATGCTCGGATGTAATGTGCTTTAATTCGTGCTTAGCGGCTTTCTGTTGAGTATCATAGCTAAGCAGAATATTAATATATACATTGTAATTGCCGTCCTCATCTAAGACCGTTACGCCTCGTACGGTCAGCGGCAATTCTAAACCTCTAATAAAAATTTCTCCCAAAGCTATTCATCCTTTTTTAATGCTTCAATAATTCTGACTGCTTTTTCCACATCTTCTTTTGTAGCACCCTTAGTAAGACTAAATAACATTCTTAGTTCACTTCTGTTCTTGAGCTCCTCGAGGTATTCTTGGAGTTCTGAATTTAATTCGGCGGAGGTCTTTGAATCTGTGAGTGTGTTCATATCTACATTGAAATAGTCAGCTATAGCTTCTAAAGTTTCAAGATTAGGTTCTCTTGTGCCATTCTCATACATACTAATAGAACTTTTAGAACAACCTAAATGCTTTGCAAGTTCTTCTTGACTTAGATTTGCTTTTAATCTCAACTGTTTAAGTACATCGGAGAACATTTAATCACCTCTTGTGTTTTGTTTACTATATAATATCACGAATTGTGAAAAAAATCAAGCAAAAAATTTCACAAAATGTGTTGACATTTTTAGAATGCTGTGTTAATATAATAGTACACGATATGTGAACTCACTTAAGGAGGTGATAAAATGAATGCAGAAGTCATTGGCGAGAAAATTAAAAACTTAAGAGAAAAAAATAATATCTCAAGAGAAAACTTTGCAAATGCCGTAGAAATCAGTCAATCTGCTCTTTCTATGTACGAAAACGGACAGCGTATTCCTCGTGACGAAGTTAAGTTAAGAATTGCAAGATTTTTCAACACCTCAATAGAGGAACTTTTTTTTACAAATTAAGTACACGAAATGTGAACCAAATATTTATCTTACAATTCAGTATAGCAAATCAGCTGTACAATAAGCAGGACTTTGCCGAACAGCAGAAAACAGCGTAAGGAGGTGAGAAGATGCGGAACGATACTCTATCAATCATATTAGTTGTATTATCGATAGTATTGCTGATATGTTGCACGATCGTTCAAAATATTACTCAGAACACAATTAATAAACAAAAGGATACTATAGTCATTATGCAGGATACTATAGCCATTATGCAGGACACTATAGACACTCAAAAAGGCACTATAGCTACTATGCAGGAAATTATAGATATTCTTGAAGAAAGCAGGTGAGGAGGTGAGAAGATGGGAGGAAAAATGATTGGCAACTATGCAAATGACGGAACACTTTATATATCTGCAACAAATATTCAGGAGTTTAAATGCCTTATAAATAAGGCAAAAAAACAAGCTGACGAACTGCAAGATACAATTAATCAGCTTGAGTTTTTCAATTTTCATTTTAAGTTTGCGACTGATGAGTAGCTTTTTGTTCTTCAATCATATTTTTCAGTATAGTATTGAAAATATTGTAACATCTAATTACAAATAATACAACAAAAATCGAGGAGGTGAGAAAATGGCAAAACTTAAACTTATTGACACAAAGGACAAGTTTCTTCTTGAAATTGACGGTACTGAAATCCCGTATGTTACAAGCTATCAGATTACCCGAACAGTAGGCGACGTTGTACTGCTCAAGCTGGCACTCAGCGTCGCCAATGTGGAAAAGGTTGAAATCGTATCAGACAAAATTACAGAGGATAACAGAGGTGTAAGGCAATAAATTTATAAGGAGGGTATATATGCCAAAATCTATGAAAACAGTAACCAACTGGGACGATGTCCCACTCTACATAGATTTGCCGTTGCTGGCAACCCTTTGGGGGTTCTCGGTTGATTGTTTAAAGAAAAAAGCACAGTCGGGCGTTTTGCCGGCGGCAAAGATGTTCGGTGAGTGGAGAATATCTAAAGAGGACGCAAAGGCTTACTTCGAAAAGGCTTACAACGAAACGCAGGAGGGAATAAAAAAAGATGGAAGTAATTATCAACAAATCTAAATCGTATTCGTTTAAGGAGGTTGAAATCGGAGATGTGTTCTCTGATGATTTAGGACGCTTTATGATGAAAGTATCATACGAAACAGCAATTTGTTTAGATGATAATACAGTCTATGGCATTAACAGCAAGACAAAATGCTATCTGAGGGACTGTGTGATTATAGAGCGTGAACTGCTCGAAAATCTCAAGAAAGGAGCAAACGGATATGAGTAAGCTTGAAAACTTACAAATCTGCATCAAAGACGGCGAGGTTATAGTCTTGCAGGGACTTGACACCGTTACGGCTGAAAGGCTTGAGGACATTTTAAACTATGTTGCAGAAGTCAAGGAAAGCCTTGACAGGCACAAACTCAGCAACAGAGCAACAGGCATTAAGCGTGTGGCTCACAATTGCAAGAAGTTTATTAGGTGCTTAAAAGGTGCCTTATCTGATGAGGAGGTGTAACAGATGACAGAAAATGTTTTAGAACGAATGGAAAGGATTGACGGGCAGAGGAAAATCTCTGATTTCATCGTTAAGCAAAAATTGGTTTGCACTTGGAAAAGCGTCCGCATAGATTTGATTTGCTCAAAGAGCGAAACCCAAAAGAGTGGGAGTATTGGATGTATAACTGCTGTACAGACGATAAAACAGGTGAAAGATATGGTTGGGCAAGAGTGCTGGATTATATCAATGTTGACTACAAAGAAGAAAACCGCTGAAGCTTTCGCACAGCTCCAACGGTTTAAGAATATAATATGAAATCAATCAACATTATTATATCCTTAATTTTATAAAAAATCAAGATATAAAGGAGAAAAAAGAATGTCAGTAAAAATATCAGCTTTTGAAATTGAAAATGTTAAGAGAGTAAAGGCGGTTGCTTATGAACCGACCGAAAACGGACTTACCGTGTTGGGCGGTAAAAACGGACAGGGCAAGACGTCTGTTCTTGACGCAATTGCGTGGGCTCTCGGCGGTAATCGTTTCGCTCCGTCTGCTCCGTACCGTGAGGGTTCAACAATTCCGCCACATCTAAAAATCAAGCTCTCAAACGGTATTGTTGTGGAGCGCAGCGGTAAGAACAGCAGCCTTAAAGTAATTGACACCGCAGGCAACAAAGGCGGACAGGCTTTGCTTGACGCATTTGTCAGCAACTTTGCTCTTGACCTGCCGAAGTTTATGAATGCAACAGGCAAGGAAAAAGCTGACACGCTCCTGCAGATTATCGGTGTAGGCAACAGAGTTTACGAGCTCGAAACGCAGGAAACACAGGTGTATAACGAGCGCCGTGCTATCGGTCAGATTGCAGACCAAAAGAAAAAGTTTGCCGCCGAAATGCCCGAGTTTGAGGGCGTGCCGAATGAACCTGTGTCAGCCTCGGAGCTTATCAACAAACAGCAGGAAATTCTTGCACGCAACGGTGAAAATAACCGTCTGAGAGCAGAAAAAGATAACCTTGAAAACCGTGCCAATAATTTGCAGAGCGAAATCAACAGGCTTAACGAGGATTTGAGGAAATACAATTCCGAGCTTACAAAAGTGCTTGCACAGCTTGAACAGAGCAGAAAGACCGTTGCCGAACTGCACGATGAAAGCACGGCAGAGCTTGAAAGAAACATTACCGAGATTGACGAAATTAACCGCAAAGTCAGAGCAAACCTCGATAAAGCAAAAGCTGATGAGGACGCAAAGGAATATTACGGCAAGTACGCCGATATGACGGCACAGCTTGAAGAAATCCGCAAAACAAAATATGACTTGCTCAACAACGCAAATTTGCCCCTTGACGGCTTATCAGTTGAAAAGGGCGAGCTTACATACAACGGTTTTAAGTGGGACAACATGAGCGGTTCGGAACAGCTTCGTGTCGCTACAGCAATTGTTCGCAAGCTCAATCCCGAATGCGGATTTGTCCTGCTTGACAAGCTCGAACAAATGGATACCGACACACTCAAAGACTTTGCAAAATGGCTTGAATCAGAGGGCTTGCAGGCTATTGCAACAAGAGTTTCAAACGGCGATGAATGTTCAATAATCATCGAGGACGGCTATATTAAGTCCGAAACAACCGCACCTGCAGCAACACCAACTTGGACAGAAGGAGAGTTTTAATTATGGATACAAGAACTACAACAGCAAAAACAAATACAAATGAATGCGTAATCAAATGTAATCCGCACAGAGAGCTTGCCTGCGGTTATACCAAAGTCAAGATTATGCCCGAAAATTATTCAAGAATTGTTTTGATTGCAGGTATGACAGGCAAGTCAATACAGGACCTTACAAACGAACTGCTCAATTACGCAATCGACTATGTTGTCATTGATGTTGACGGCAATAAAATCAACTTTTCAGATGTACAGGGGGTAAGATAATGAACATCACAAAAGGTAAAATCAAGTCGGCTCAAAAGGTTGTAATTTACGGTCCCGAAGGTATCGGCAAATCAACTTTTGCTTCGCAGTTTCCGAACCCTCTGTTTATCGACACAGAGGGCAGTACAAAAAACCTTGATGTTGCGAGAATGGATAAACCGACATCGTGGACTATGCTCAAAAGTCAGCTTGAATATATCAAAAACAATCCGACTGTATGCAAAACAGTTGTTATTGATACAATTGACTGGGCGGAACAGCTTTGCATTGACGATATTTGCTCAAAGTACGGCAAAAAAGGTATTGAAGATTTCGGTTACGGAAACGGCTATGTTTATGAAAAAGAGGAGTTCGGCAGATTCCTGAACAGCCTTGAAGATTTGATTGACAGAGGTATCAATGTTGTGCTTACCGCACACGCACAGCTCCGCAAATTTTCACAGCCTGACGAAATCGGCGAGTATGACCGTTGGGAGCTTAAACTCGGCAAAAAGACTGCTTCACAGATTTCTCCGCTTGTAAAAGAATGGGCGGATATGGTGCTTTTCGCTAATTACAAAACTATCGCGGTCGCATCGGATAAAGATGGAAAAAAATATAAAGCTCAAGGTGGCGGCAGAGTGATGTACACACTTCATCACCCTTGTTGGGACGCTAAAAATCGTCACGGACTGCCGGAGGAAATGGAGTTTGATTATTCAGGTATTTCACATATTTTTAATAATAATACAGTTTCAAACCACACTTCCCCAGTTACGCCTACTCAACCTGAACCGAATGCTTCGACTGTGCCGGCACCTATACCAATTCAGCCTGAGCCACCTGTAACTGAACCGGTTGCACAGCCTAAACCGTTATACGAGCCTAATATTCCTGACGATATTCCAAAAGCTCTTGCCGATCTTATGAGAGCAAACGGAGTTGACGAAAGCGAAATCAGACAGGCAGTATTTACACAAGGGCATTATCCTTATGAAACACCGATTAAAAATTATGACCCACGCTTTGTTCAAGGCTGCTTAGTAGGCGCTTGGGATAAAGTCTTTCAGGTAGTAAGCAACAACAGAGATTTACCATTTGAATAAGAAAGGAAAATGAATAATGGATAGAGAATTTGGTTGGAATGACGAAATAACCGAAGAGGGCGGAAATTATGAACCGCTCCCCGAGGGTAATTATGATTTTACAGTAGCAAAGGTTGAGCGTGCTCGCTCACAGGGTAAAGGTAAACTGCCACCCTGCAACATGGCAAAAGTGACTTTTGATGTATGGGGAGCAGATGACAAGAGAGAAATTACAGTTAATTTCGTACTGCACTCCTCGCTTGAATGGAAGCTGTCACAGCTCTTTTTGTCCGTGTCAATGAAAAAACACGGCGAACCGCTCCGTATGGACTGGACAGGCATTATCGGCAAGAAAGGTAAATGTCAGGTTATCATCCGCAAATATGTCAAGAATGACGGCACAAAGGGCGTAACAAACGATATTAAGTATTTCTACGCTTATGATGAGCAAGTGACAACCGTATCGCCTGTTGTAGCACAGTCTGCACCTCAGCAGTATGTACAGCCTACATATCCGCCACAGTATAACACACAGCCTGCAATGCCAAATACTGCGACGCCGAATAACTGGACACCGGGTAGCTTTTAATGCAGTTACGACCGTACCAAAATGAAGCGAAGAATGCCGTTTTCTCCGAGTGGGAAAGCGGCAATTTAAAAACATTACTTGTCTTGCCTACAGGCTGCGGCAAGACAATAGTTTTTGCAAAAATCACTGAAGAATGTGTCCGTCGAGGTGACAGGGTGCTGATACTTGCCCACCGTGGAGAATTGCTCGACCAAGCGGCGGACAAAATCAAAAAAGCAACAGGACTTAATTCGTCGGTTGAAAAAGCCGAGCAAAGTTGCATAGGTTCGTGGAACAGGGTTGTTGTAGGCTCTGTACAGACGCTTATGCGTGAGAAAAGGCTGTCAAACTTTGACAGCGATTATTTTAACACAATCATTATTGATGAAGCACATCACTCAATCAGCGACAGCTATCAGCGTGTGCTTGAGCATTTTGACAATGCGAAAGTGTTGGGTGTTACCGCAACACCCGACCGAGGAGATATGAAAAATTTAGGAACAGTATTTGATTCGCTTGCGTATGAATACACACTCCCTAAGGCTATCAAAGAGGGGTATCTGTCACCGATTAAAGCTGTGACAATACCGCTTACACTTGACCTTTCGGGAGTTGCCACACAGGCAGGAGATTTTAAAGCAAGTGATATTGACACGGCACTTGATCCGTATCTTTATCAGATTGCCGAAGAAATGAAAAAATACTGTAAGAACCGTAAAACTGTTGTGTTTTTACCACTTGTAAAAACATCGCAGAAATTTAGAGATATTTTGAACGGAAAAGGCTTTAAAGCGGCAGAGGTAAACGGTAACAGCGAGGACAGAGCAGAGATATTGCAGGACTTTGAAAACGATAAATACAATGTCTTGTGTAACTCAATGCTTTTAACCGAGGGTTGGGACTGCCCAAGTGTTGACTGCGTTGTTGTTTTAAGACCTACAAAGGTGCGTGGGCTTTACTGCCAAATGGTCGGCAGAGGTACAAGACTTGCTCCAAACAAGACGGAGCTTTTGCTCCTTGACTTTTTGTGGCATACAGAGCGACACGAACTTTGCAGACCTGCACATCTCATTTGCGACAACGAAGAAGTCGCACAAAAGATGACCGAAAACTTATCAGAACAGGCAGGATGTACGATTGACATTGAAGAAGCGGAGAAAAAAGCAAGTGAAGATGTTGTTGCTCAGCGTGAAGAGGCGCTTGCAAATCAGCTTGCGGAAATGCGAACGCGCAAACGCAAACTTGTAGATCCGCTGCAGTATGAAATGTCGATTCAGGCGCAGGACCTTGCAGGATATGTTCCTGCATTCGGCTGGGAGTGTTCTCCGCCAACAGACAAACAGAAAGCAAAACTTGAAAAGCTCGGAATATTCCCTGATGAAATTCAGAGTGCCGGCAAAGCAAAACTTATTCTTGACAGGCTCGAAAAGCGAAGAATTGAGGGCTTAACCACACCTAAACAAATCCGTATGCTCGAAAGCAGAGGTTTTCAGCATGTGGGCAAGTGGCAGTTTGACGAAGCGTCAGTCTTGATTTCAAGGATTGCCGCAAACGGTTGGAGAACTCCGAAAAACATTAACCCGAAAACATATGTACCGCAAAGCGAGGTGAATACGGTTGGACTTACTTGAAGCACTTGAATATATAAGACCGGCTGACCTTGACTATCAAGAATGGGTAAATGTCGGAATGGCACTCAAACAAGAGGGATACAGCGTAAAGGACTGGGACGATTGGAGCCGAGCAGACAGCCGATATCACAACGGTGAGTGTGAAAAGAAATGGCAGAGCTTTAACGGCTCTGCCTCACCGGTTACAGCCGGCACAATAATCCAAATGGCTAAGGACAGGGGGATGACTTTTCGGGAATCGAAAGAACTCGGCTGGGATGATGAAATTGCTTTTGAACAGGGCAATATCGGAGTAACAGCCTGTGAGGGTGTAAAGTTTCACGAGCCTGCAAACTGGAATCCTGTGAATGAAATTGTAACCTACCTTGAAAACCTCTTTGACAGCTCCGAAAATGTCGGCTATGTAACCGAAACTTGGGAGAAGAACGATAACGACAAGATTAAATATCTGCCTACAAAGGGCAGTTGTGACCGTACGGCAGGTGAGCTTATTGCCGCCCTCAACAATTGTGACGGTGATATTTCAAATGTATTCGGTGATTACAAACCCGAGGCAGGAGCGTGGATAAGGTTTAATCCGTTGGACGGTAAGGGTGTTAAAAACGAGAATGTAACCGATTATCGTTACGCTCTTGTGGAATCTGACTGTATGGCTCTTGAAGAACAAAATGCAATCATCAGAGAGCTTGAGCTGCCTGTTGCGGTGCTTGTTTATTCGGGCGGAAAATCAGTCCACGCTATTGTTAAGATTGATGCTGCAAACTATGATGAGTACCGCAAAAGGGTTGATTATCTTTACAATGTATGCCGTAAAAACGGCTTTGAAATTGATAAACAGAACCGCAATCCGTCAAGGCTGAGCCGTATGCCCGGTGTTATCCGCAACGGCAAAAAGCAGTTTATCATCGACACAAACATCGGTAAATCCGATTTTTCCGAGTGGAAAGACTGGGTGGAGAGTATCAACGACGATTTGCCTGACCTCGAAAACCTCGCAGATTTTTTTCAAAATCCTCCCGAACTTGCTCCGCCTCTTATTGACGGTATTTTACGACAAGGACATAAAATGTTACTTGGTGGTCCTTCAAAGGCCGGCAAATCTTTTGGACTTATCGAATTGTGTGTAGCAATAGCAGAGGGCACGAAATGGTTTGGCTTTCAATGCACGCAAGGAAATATCTTGTATGTAAATCTTGAACTTGACCGTGCTTCCTGTTTTCACAGATTCAAGGATGTATATGAAGCACTGGGAATTGAACCGAAAAATCTCAACAGAATTGATATTTGGAACTTGCGTGGTAAGTCCGTGCCTATGGACAAGCTAGCACCTATGCTTATACGCAGAGCCTTGAAAGGCAATTTTATAGCGGTTGTGATAGACCCAATATACAAGGTAATTACCGGTGACGAGAACAGTGCTGACCAAATGGCACACTTTTGCAACCAGTTTGACAAGGTATGTACAGAAATCGGATGTGCGGTAATCTATTGCCATCACCACTCAAAAGGTTCTCAAGGCGGTAAAAAGTCAATGGATAGAGTTTCGGGTTCGGGGGTTTTTGCTCGTGACCCTGATGCACTTCTTGACCTTACACAGCTTGAAATCGGCGATAATCTAATCAAGCAACAGCAAGACGAAGCAACCTGTGCGATATGCAAAAACTGGATAAGCAGATTTAATAAAAACATTGATGAGTTATGTTCTCAAGATGATTTAGTTACTGCTTCTAAAATGCTTGATATAGCCGAAAATGCTCTTCCTAAGCAGTCTTACATGCTAATGCTTAATGATATAGCTAAGTCAAATAAAGCTGTACAGGGCCGCACAGCGTGGCGAATAGAGGGCACACTAAGAGAATTTCCAAAATTTGATGCTCTGAATTTGTGGTTTGATTATCCTATACACAGAGCTGATACAACAGGTGTGTTGAAAGACTGCAATTTTGAGGGCGATTATAACATCAAAGGCTCGCCCTACAAAAAGAATTTCAGCAAGAAAAAGAGTGAATCGGAACGCAAGCAGGAACAAAACGATGCCCTCGAAACAGCCTTTAGCGGTGCTGAAGAAAACGGTCAGGCAAATGTAACTGACTTAGCAGAATATATGGGAAAGTCAGAAAAAACGGTCAGACGATACATAAAAGAGCACGGCGGTTTTTGGATAGACGGCGGTGAAGTAGGGCGAAAGGACACGGACAAAGTCGAATAATTTGTCTGTCTGTCCGAGAGACAAAGTCGATAAATTTTATGTCCCTGTCCGTGTCCCTAAGACGGACAAAGTCGATAAAAAATCGAAAATGTCCCTCTCGGACAAAAACAGGGACAAAGTCGATAAATTATCGAGAATGTCCGAGGGACAGACAAAACTATATATACTACGTATATATAAACGGTGTCCGTTCCCTAAAGGTCACAGGGGTGAAGTAGTTGTGCGAAGCTTACGCACAACAACTCCTTCCCCTGACCTGTGACTAAAAGCAAAATTCAAAAAAATCAAAAGTAGCTTTAATGCTTTAAAGGAGTGAAATATTAAAAATGGAATTTTTTATGGCGATGATACCGCCGACTGTAACTGCACAGGAACATAAGGTTATGGTAAAAAACGGCAAACCTGTTTTTTATAATCCGCCCGAGGTGAAACAGGCAAGAGAAAAGCTCACATCACATTTGGCAAAGTTTAAACCGTCAGAACCGTACGAGTCGGCTGTCAGACTGATAACAAAATGGTGTTTCCCTCGTGGTAAACATCAGGACGGCGAATATCGTATAACAAAGCCCGACACGGACAATCTGCAAAAAATGCTAAAAGACTGTATGACCGCTCTCGGCTTTTGGTCTGATGACGCACTTGTCGCAAGTGAGATATGCGAAAAGTTTTGGGCAGAAGTTCCGGGCATTTACATCGAGGTGGAAATGCTGTGAATATCTCGGAAGTTAAACGCAACCTTGAAAGAACTGTGTTGTACAATGGTGCAGAATACATTCTGACAGGCTGTATCATCAGACGAAGCATAACAGGAAAGTTTTATTATCAGGCTGAAATAAAGGATTTAAACGCTAATTCTGCATTGTTGTATTGCAGACTTGAAGATTTGGAGGAGATGAAATAAATGTATTCAGCTATATGTCAAATATGCGGTAACGAATTTACCGCAAAAGCAAAAACAACAAAATATTGTTCAGCTTGTGTCAGTAAAGCCAAAGCCGAGGCGGCGCTACACAGAAAAGAGCAGTTAAATAGACCGCCGACAACCGATACAGAATTTTTAATATGTTTATATACATACAGAGGTGATTCGATATCACGCATTGCAACGGATTTGAACAGAAGCGAAGAGGATGTTCAAAGCATATTAAATGAAGCAAAAGCAAGCGGTCGTTATAACATGCACATACAAAAACATCTTAACTCTGTGAATTACAAAAGTACACTTATGGGGATAAAGAAAATGATTGATTGTTCAAGAACTGAAAATTACTTTGCCGAAAAGCAAAGGATGACGAAAAAACATAAACTAAATCACGGTGGATATGCATGTAAACTTAATTGTGCTGACTGCCCTTTGAGCCATTTAAATAATGGTTCAGGCGATACGATGTTGTGTTCGGACTTTGAAAGGATTTATCCCGAAAAAGCAATCGAAATCGTTCAGAAGTGGAGTGACGAACACCCACAGAAAACTTATTTGAGTGAGTTTTTAAAAAAATATCCGAATGTTTCGCTTGAAGATGACGGAACACCCAATTTTTGCCCTTATAGATTAGGACTTATGGGTGCAGATGATTGCAGAAAAGACGGTAACTGCGTTAAGTGTTGGAATCAGCCTGTCAAGGAGAGTGAAAGTAAATGAGAGAAATATTATTCAGAGGTCAAACTCGCAGATATGGCGAAAAAGTCACATTGAGTGGTGAAAAAATAAAAAGCAATTGGGTTTACGGCGGTATTTTCCCACAGAATGGTGAGGGTGATTTTGCAATAATTTATCAGCAAAAGCCTACAGTAGAAAAATATCCTGTTTACGCAGATACAGTCGGACAGTACACAGGACTTAAAGATAAGAATGGTAATAAAATCTTTGAGGGCGATATTTGTAGTTTTGTGATACAGACGGTGGACTTACTAATTATGAAGTTCTGTGGTTTGGCGGAAAATGGGTAGTAAGAGAAGCAAGATCTAATGTGGTTGACGATTTAGATTTATTCTTTTGCGAACGCTCCGTTGCTATCGGCAACATCTATGACAATCCGGAACTGCTGAAAGGAGTGAAATAAAACTATGGACTTAATTTTTAACGAAGATACAAAACAATTTGAACTTGCTAAACAGCCATATAAGACCGTTGAAATTAGATGCGAAACCGAAGAAGATTACAACAGATGAATTGTTGAAGTGAGGTGTGAACACAATGACAAACTTTGAAAAAATCAAATCAATGAGTATCGACGAAATGGCTGATAGCCCTATGACGATTTTTGCCTGCCCATACGGAACATCACACGCCAGCGGTTCTATGGAAAAGCAATTCAGCGACAGCTGTTTCGATGATGATTGCACCGCTTGCATAAAACATTGGCTTGAAAGTGAGGCACTTGAAAGTGAGGCAGAAGAATGACCGCAAAAGAAATCAAAGACATAAACCGAGAAATTACGAGGTTAAAAGCTAAGATTACACGCATAGCCGCCGAGGCTGACAATACATCGCCTAAGCTGTCGGATTTACCGAGTGCAGGTCAAACATCTGACAAGGTCGGCAATGCGGTGGCGCAGATTGCAGATATTCAGAGGGAGATACAAAATCTTGAAATCCGCCGAAACGCAGCGCTCAACAGCCTATCTCGTGACGATTTTGTGGAGAACTGCTTGTTTATGCACCTTAGCCTGCGATACAGCTGGGCGAAGATAGCAGTTGATACAGGCGGAATAAATACACCGGATAACATAAGAATTATGTGCAACCGCCACCGTTGGTAAAAGTTGTTCGGTTTTTCGGTTTAGGTGCAGTATAATATAAAATGAAGAAATTGATAATAAGAGACATTTTGTAGTTCTCCTTTTTCAAAAATAACGGCAGACCGCTCTCGTTGAGGGCGGTTTTGCTTTTGCGGGGTGGAATTAATGTATAAAGACAAATGCGGTACAGGTTACGAAAATAGCACAAGAGCGATTTTTCAGGGTGCAGGAGAATATGACATCCCGATTATTGAGCCTACAAAAATTACAGAAAACAACTTTATCGGATTTAATGAAGTTTTGAGCAGTAAGCAGAACAACTGCGGTGTGCATTTCTTTTTGGACAATTACCAGTTCCAAAGATTATGGAATACACCCGACAGGTACATTGAGAGGCTACAAAAATTCAATTGTGTGTTATCACCTGATTTTAGCCTTTACGCTGATTATCCGAAAGCGTTGCAGATTTATAACCACTATCGCAAACATTGGATAGGCGCATATTTACAGCTTTATGGTATTGAAGTAATACCAACAATTTGTTGGAGCGACGAAAAGAGTTTTGAATGGTGCTTTGACGGCGAGCCTTGCGGCGGAACAGTCGCCGTGTCGAGTGTCGGCACTCAGAAAAACAAGATTGCCAAAGAACTGTTTTTGAAAGGTTACAAAGATATGATTGAACGCTTACAGCCTGAAACGGTCATCTTCTACGGCAAAGTCCCCGAAGAATGTGTTGGAAACATCATCAACATCAAATCATTTCAGGAAAAATTCAGGAGGTCAGAATAATGGGCGGAAGAGGTTCTTCAAGTGGAATAAGCGATAAAGGTAAAAAGTACGGTACGGAATACAAAGCAGTTGCTCAATTTGGTGAAATAAAAGTAATTCGTATGAATGGTAATACTTCGATAAAAGCTCCTATGGAAACTATGACAAAAAATAGAGTGTATGCTACTCTTGACAAACAGAGCAACATCAAAAGTGTTACTTTTTATGACAACTACGGCGAAAGAATAAAACAAATTGACGTTAAAGGTAGACCTCATAATGGAATGATGCCACATACCCATTTGGGTTATGAACATAATGAAATTGGAGATCGTCAATTGACTGATAAAGAACAGAAATATGTAAGTGTATTATTGAATAAATGGGAAAGAAAAAGAAAACACTTGAATATTTAGAAATTTATTGATATAATATTATAAACGCAGGGGATAGTTTAAATAGGAAAACAGTTTTTACAGATTCCGGTGCAACTCCGGAAACCTGTGTTTAAAGACAGTACAGAAATGTGCTGTCTTTTCTTTTGCTTATTTTTAGAAAGGGCGGTGATACCGTGAAAGACAAATTAAATGCAAGACAGAGGAAGTTTGCGGAATATTATGCGCAGAGCGGTAACACCGTTCAGAGTGCGATACAGGCAGGATATTCAGAAAATTACGCAAACGCAAGAGCGTATGAATTGTTGGAGAATGTTGGAGTTTCAAAATACATCAAAGAGTTATCCGACAAGCTCAAAGATGAACGCATTATGAGTGCTAAAGACAGACAGGTTGCTCTCTCTGACATTGCAAGAAGTGACGAGCAGGACCCGTCAGACCGTATTCGTGCGATTGATACACTCAACAAAATGACTGGTGAATACATTGTCAAGGTTGACGCAAAGGTTGAGCAATCCGAAAAGCTCTCTGATGTGTTCAGACAGTTAGGCGGTGAGGGCTTGAGTGAGTAGCTTTCCTTTGTCGCAAAAGTACATTGACTTCATAAACACAACAAATGTGTCGGCTGAATTTCTTGAGGGCACTACCGCATCGGGCAAGACAACGGTCGGTGCCGGTGTAAAGTTTATGCGAATGGTGTCGCAAAGTTCCAAAAAGATACATGCCATTGCCGCCAAGACAACCGGCAAGGCGGAGGAAACTATCATTCAGCAGGATAACGGTATTCTCGACCTGCACCGTAACGCAGTTTACTGTGGCAACGGCGACAAGGACTACAAGCTCCCGCATATCAAGTTTGAGGGCAAAATTATCTATATTCTCGGCTACAGCAGTCGAGATAAATGGGAAATGGTACTCGGTGCACAATTTGGCTGTGTGTATATTGATGAGATAAACACCGCCGATATTGAGTTTATCCGAGAGATGTCAACCCGAAATGACTATTTGCTTGCAACGCTTAACCCCGATGACCCGTCTTTGCCTGTTTACAAGGAATTTGTGAACCGTTCAAGACCGTTTAAGAAATATGCAAAAGATGTTCCGCCCGAGATTATGACGGAGCTTAACGAAGAACCTGTGCCGGATTGGCGGTATTGGTTCTTTTCTTTTACCGATAATTTAAGCCTTACACCCGAACAGGTTGAAAAGAAAAAAGCCTCTGCTCCAAAAGGAACAAAGCTTTATAAAAACAAAATCTTAGGATTGCGAGGCAGGGCAACAGGGCTTGTATTCTCAAACTTTGAGAGGGCAAGGCACATAAAAACAAAAGAATGGGCAAAGCGGTTTTTAAACTCCGACCGCAAAAGCGAGCATTTTATTCAGTTTACGGCAGGACTTGACACCGCATATTCGCAGAAGTCACCCGACACAATCGCAATGACCTTTTTCGGTATTACAAACAAGGGCAAGTGTATTCAGCTTGACGAGAGGGTGTATAACAATGCCGAACTTCAAACTCCGATTGCTCCGAGTGATACGGTACGAAATTTCATTGATTTTCTTGACCGCAACCGAGAGGAGTGGGGCTTTGCGAGAACTGCTTTTATTGATAATGCGGACCAAGCAACGATTACAGAATATCAAAAGTACAAGCGACAGCACGGCTGCATTTATGACTTCGCAAATGCCTGGAAGAAAACCAAGATTATTGACAGAATTAACCTTGTGCTTGGCTGGCTTGCCACTGACTGTTATTTTGTTCTTGAACATTGTAAAAACACGATTGCCGAGTTTGAGATTTACAGCTGGCGAGAGGATAAAGACAACACACCCGAGGACGGCCACGACCATTGTATAAACAGTGGACAGTATGCGTGGCTGCCGTTTAAAAATATTATTGGAAAAATATTATTGGAAGTGAAATAAATGGGGCTGATAAACAGAATGGCTGATACAATAAGAACAGGATTAAGAAATTTTTTACATATCACTAAAGCGCCCGACAGAACGATAACCGTTGACGAAACGAGCAATCATCAAACTGAATGCTTTACCAACCGCATTTGGTATTGGGGCAACAGCAGACAGCTTTCACAGCTTTACACACAGCTTGACAGCGACAAAACACGCTTTTGGTCTGCCGAGTGTACCAAAGGGCTGAAAATACGAAAAATCCACACAGGCTTGCCCGCTCTCATTTGCGATACACTCGCTAATATTGTGATTGCAGACTACAACGGTACAGAGGTTACAAGCAAAAATACGACAGCTTATGCCGAACGGTGGGCGGAGATAGAGAAAGAAAACAAACTCGCAGGTGTAATAAAGCAAATGCTCCTTGACCTATGTGTTGTCGGTGACGGTGCTTTTAAGGTCAGCTTTGACACGGCTGTATCAGATGTTCCGATTGTTGAATGGTATCCTGCCGAAAACATCGACTTTACTTATGTGCGCGGCAGAATCAGAGAAGTTAAGTTTTATACCGATTACACGCAAAATCACCGACATTTCCGTTTTGAGGAAACATACGGTTACGGCTATATTCGTTATGTTTTGTATGATGATAACGGCAGAGAGGTCGATTTACACACAGTTAAGGCACTTGATTGGATAGACAGCAACGGTGTAACCTTTGATACATCGTATATGTGGGCAGTACCGGTTATTTACGGCAAATCGTGCCACAAGGGCAGAGGTGCGGGCATTATTGGCATAAAAACAGACGCTTTCGACAGCCTTGACGAGGTGTGGTCGCAGTGGATGGACGCTTTAAGAGCCTGCCGAACAAAGCAGTATGTGCCTGAATGTCTTATCCCTCGAAATCCCGAAACCTGTCAGCCGATATCGCCAAATCCGTTTGACAACCGATTTATTGCAGTAGGAAACGATATGTCGGAAAACGGCAACGGCAACAGGATTTACACCGAAAGTCCGCAGATTCAGCACGAAAGCTATTTAAGCTCATACATCACCGCACTTGACCTTTGTTTGCAGGGTGTAATTTCACCAAGCACATTAGGCATTGATACAAAGAAACTCGATAATGCCGAGGCACAGCGAGAAAAAGAGAAAACAACTCTGTATACAAGACAGAACCTTGTTGAGCTCACCGAGAACGCTATGCAGAGCCTTGTTGAAGTTGTACTCAATGCCGACAGTGAGCTTAACGGCAAGGGAATTGTTGACGGAATAGAGGTATCCGTAAACTTCGGCGAATATGCGAACCCGAGCTTTGAAAGTCAGGTTGAAACCGTGTCAAAAGCAAGACAGGGCGGTTTGATGTCGGTTGAAACCTCGGTCGAGGAATTGTACGGCGACAGTAAGTCTGACGATTGGAAAGCCGAAGAGGTACAGAGGATAAAAGAAGAGCAGGGCATTACAAGTGAGGAAGAAACCTCGTCATTCGACGATTTGGCAGGACTGACAGATGAGTGATTACGATATCGGAAAAGCCTTTGAAGAAATCGAAAATGAACTTATTGACAGTATGATGCGCAATTTCAGCCGACACAGAGCGGAGGAAACCAAAGAGGGCTATAATTGGACCCAATGGCAGGCTGAACAGCTCAAAAGTCTTGAAGAGTACCGCAAAACGAACGCCCAAAAATTCGGAAAACAATTCAGCGACATCAACGGCAAGATTGAAGAGATGATACACACCGCAAGAGCCGACGGCAACGCAGAACAGGAAGTGAAAATCCTCGAGGCTATTAAGAACGGCTTTACACCGCATATGCCCACAGGAGCGAGCACAGGCGAGTTTTTTAAGGTCAATAACCGTAAGCTCAATGCTCTTGTAAAATCGACCACAGACGATTTAAAGAGGGCGGAAACGGCAGTCCTGCGTATGAGCAATGACAAGTACCGCAAGGCAATCTTCAATGCTCAGGTGTACGCAAACACCGGTGCAGGCACATACGAAAAAGCAGTTGATATGGCTTGTAAGGATATGCTAAACGCAGGGCTTAATTGTGTGGAGTATAAAAACGGTGCAAGACACACGCTTTCAGACTATGCGGATATGGCAATCAAGACGGCGAACAAGAGAGCCTATCTAAGAGGTGAGGGCGAAGAAAGAGCTAAGTACGGGCTTTCCCTTGTTGTGGTAAACTCAAGGCAGGGCGGCTGCCCTGATTGTGCAAAATATATCGGCAAGGTGTTTATTGATGATGTGTATTCAAACGGCAAAAAATCGGACGGTGATTATCCGCTGCTTTCAACCGCCATAGCGGAGGGACTTTTTCACCCACGCTGTAAGGACAGCACAAGCACCCACTACCCAGAACTTGACGATTTGAGCGGACCTCTCTCCGATGACGAACTTGCAGAGCTTGACCGCCAAAGAGGACTTGAAGTACAGCAGCAGCACGCAGAAAAGCAAGCCGAACGCTTTGACCGCAGGGCAAAATACAGCCTTGACGAGGACAATAAGAAGTTTGCTAAAGCAAGAGCAGACGAGTGGCACGACAGGGCAGAAAAACTGTCGGAAAAAACAAGAGATTTTACTATCGACGACAGTAAGCAGAAATATTATAAGCCTGTAGTTGACGACGGTGAAGAAAAAGACTTTAACAGAAAAAACAGCGGTAAAAAAATTACAGTAAAAGCACATAAGACCATGGGCAGTAATGATATTTATTTATCCGATAAAGTAAAGCTGAAACGCAAGCAATTCCATAAGTTTGATAAGAATGTTACAAAGATTTATGAAATGCTCGGTCAGAGCAAATCTGAAAACAAACCTGCTATTTGCATATTATCCCCCGAAGAAATGGGCAAAAATGCAGTTGCAACTTACATACCGACTGATAATGTTTTAACTGTAAATTCAGCTTATTTTATAACTAAGAATTTAGCCGAATTGCAGAAACCGTTTGCTTGTCCTGACAGTGAATTGAGTTCGGTACTTCATGAGCTTATCCATTGGCAAGATGCCGAGAAATACAGACAAAAATTCGGCGAAATTACCGATTATAACGCATATTGCGATTATCTTAATAAAATTTATGCTCCAAAGGTTGAAAAATTGATAAAAAGCGGTTATAATATAAGTGATATAAGCGAGTATGCAAAATTGGAATTTCGTAAAAATGAATTTGATGAGGTACATGCCGAATTTTGTGTTAAGCAACTTTTACAGAGGTGAGATATATGAGGATTATTTATTCGGATAAGGTAAAAGACTTGACTAAATTAATTGAGCCATATGTCGAGTGGAATAAATTTCCCCCTAAGTTGAAAGATGATGCTCCCGATGATATAAAGAAAGCTGAAGTCCTTTGCAATGAACTTATGGAAAAAGAAAGAAAACAATTTCTTGAAGATAATGGCTTAATCTAACCGTTCCGTAACAAGAGAGGGTTTGTTATACTAAAAATTCAATAACCAATTAAAGCACTTAATCAATCGGATTGAGTGCTTTTTTTATGCGAAAGGAAATGTGAAATGACTAATGAAGAATTTTTGAAACTTGCAAAAAGGACAGTAAAAGACTATACAACAGAACATCTTGATAAATCAGACGGCGAAGTCGACTTTTGCGTATACGTTGTTTGGTCTTGTAAAACACTGCAAAACAGCAAAGCACTTCTGTCAACAACGCTCTGTGACGGTATGTATTATGAGTGTACATACAACGGTGACAAAGACGAAATGTACTTTGATGCGTACAAGAAGTTTGAAAACAGGGTAATTAAACACTAAAAAGAGCGGTTTTGTTATTTTAACTTGCCCGTAAAGGGTTACAATTCGTAAAAACGGCTTGTTTTCGGACTTTTTAACTTGCCTATAACTTGCCAAGATAAAACTTAATACATCAAATCAGCACTTTGAGAAATCAGAGTGCTTTTTTGTATTTAAACCCGTCGATTTCGACGGGTTAGAAAGGCGGTGACAAAATGAAAGTAAGAGTAATTACATCGTTCAACGATAAAACCGAGGGGTTTATTAACAGACCTGTCAATGAAGTCTTTGAATGCTCCGAGAGCAGAGCAAAAGACCTTATCAAACTTGGCTATGTTAAAGAGGCAGTCGAGGAAGTGCCTGCCGAGGAAAAGCCAAAACCTAAGAGAAAATTGACAAAACATATTTAAAACGCACTTGTGAGTAACTGCACAGGTGCTTTTTTATTGCCCGAAGGCATTAAACTACGGGAGACACCGAGCAAAACTGAAACAGAGAGACACTTTATAAACTGACTATGGGAGACACCCGATAACTGAAAGGATTGATAAAATATGGCAGAAAATAACCCAACACCTAACCCAAACGAAACACAGCCGACACCACAGGGCAACCCTGCACCTACGTTTGATTATGACAAGCTTGCAAGTCTTATTAACGGCAAGCAGAGCGTAGCCGAAGATACGGTTTTAAAGTCATACTTCAAAGAGCAAGGATTGTCAGCAGATGAGATGAAACAGGCAATCGGTGCTTTTAAGGAGCAGAAAGCCAAGAACACACCCGACATTGCGAAAATGCAGTCTGACCTTGAAAATTCAAACAAGGCTAAGCTCATTGCAGAGGTGAACCAGTCGGCTACTCTTGAGGCAGTTAAGCAGGGTGTGGATATTGCAAGCATTCCGTATGTACTCAAAATGGCGGACTTTTCTGCAGTTTCCACAGACGGCAAAATCAACACAGAAAAGCTGACCGAGGCGGTTAAGAAAGTGCTTGACGATATTCCTGCACTCAAAGCAAAAGCAAGCGAAAACGCTGGCGGTGTTCAGAAAATCGGCGGTGACGGTAACGGTACATCAGACGGTACTAAACAAAATTCAAGCGTTCCGACAAAGAAATGGAACAGATTTAATATTTTAGAAAGGACAATTTAACTATGGCAAACACAAATAACTATGCAGAGCAGTTCAGCCCGGATTTGCTCGAAATTCTTATGCAGGGCACACTTACTTCACCATTCATCACTTCAAATGTAAAATGGGTAGGTGCAAGAACATTCCATTTTACACAGATGTCAACAACAGGCTTTAAGAACCACAGCAGAGAGGGCGGTTGGAACAAAGGCAAATATACACAGACAGATGTTCCTTTCACTTGCGAGCACGACAGAGATATTGAGTTCCTTGTTGATAAGGCAGATGTTGACGAAACTAACGCAACCGCTAAGGTTGAGAATATTTCAAAGGTGTTTGAGCAGACACAGGTTGCACCCGAAACAGACGCACTTTTCTTCTCAAAGGTTGCCGCAAAGGCGCAGGCAACAGACGGCTATCATTCAGCTACCAAGTCAACCGAATGGACCAAAGCAAGCGCTTACTCAAAGCTCAAGACTATTCTTTCAGCCGGCAAGCTCCGCAGATATAAAGCAAGAGGCACACTTGTTGCTTATGTAACATCAAACATTATGGATTGCCTTGAGCAGTCAACAGAATTCACTCGCAAGATTGAGCTTACCCAGATTGCCGAGGGCGGTATGGGAATTGAAACAAGAGTAACCGAGATTGACGGCTGCCCTATTATCGAGGTTATTGACGATGAGCGTTTCTATGATAGTTTCAACTTCAATCCTGCTAACGGTGGTTTTGAACCTGCCACAGGCGGTCACAAAATCAATGTTCTTGTCGCTTGTGGTGATACCTGCAAGACTGTACCGAAAATTTCAAGTATTTACTTCTTTGCACCGGGGGCACATACAGAGGGTGACGGTTGGCTCTATCAGAACCGTACACTTTCCGATACATTTGTTTTCCCTAACGGCAAAGACGGCAAGATTGACAGTATTTATGTTGATGTTGACACAACGGCGGTTGCGTAATGTATGCCGATTACATTGAACAGCAGGGCGGAGATGAAAACAGCATTATCTCCGCCGCTCACATCGACATTCTGACCTTTAACCGCATTAATTTTGAAAAACTTTCGGAAATGCAGAAGAGAATCATCAGCAGAGTGCATAGCAGACTTACTGCTTTTGAAGAAGAAAATGCCGATATGATTTCTTCCTATCTGAAAAATTACAACATCAACGGTGTGGGTATGGAGTTTGGCGCAAGTTGGAATTTGATGTGCATAAGCGGTGTGGCAATTCCTGCGGACCTTTACTCTCTGCTTAAATCAACAGGGCTTTGTTATCCTGCAATATGAGGTGATATGTTTTGAAGTTTCCGTCACTTGTAAAAAAGCAGTTCTGTAAAACTCCTGTCGAGGTCACAATCTACGATGAGAGTGTTTCCGAGGACGGCTCTCCTGTTGTTGCCTTTCGCTGCGGAGAAATATACCCGTCAGACACCTTATTGCCGAACACTAATTTGTTTGCGGGTAATGCTCATTGCAATATGCAGTCAAAAGCAAAGACCATATACACAAAAGAACAGAAAATCGTGCAGGTGTCTGCAGTGCTGCTTTTTGACGGTGACATTGCTCCCGACACTCCGACTTTGAGCGCAGGCTTTGTAGTGCTTGACGGAGTAAAGCGTAACATCGTACAAGGCATTAAACACCGCAACCCTGACGGTACAGTGAATTATACGGAATTGGATGTGATTTAATGAGCTTTTCTGTAACATCAAAAATCAAGCTGAATTTGCCTGTACTAAAACAGCTTGATACAGCACAGCAAACGGCATTGCGTAAAACCACAGACGCATTGCTTACACAGATTAAAAACAGTCAGGTTATGCCGTTTGATACAGGTAATTTGCAGAACGAAAGCACCTTTGCCGATTACGCAAATCTTGCCGAGGGCGAAACAAAAATCGTATCGAGTACACCGTATGCCAGACGGTTGTATTTTCATCCCGAATATAATTTCAGCCGTGAGGAAAACATTGCCGCCGGCGGCAAGTGGCTTGCACCTTGGCTCAAGGACGGTACACGACAAAACTTTTGTCAAAAGGCATTTACACGATTTTACAAGCAGGAGGCAGGACTTTGATTTATTTATCAGACGTCAGAGATTGGCTGAAAAGTGTAACAAATGCCGAGCATTACTACATTGGCAAGCTCGACAACAAACAGGATAAGTCAATCGGCGTGTACTCTCTCAAGCAGTCGGGCGCTCCTGCAAGGGCAATAGGTGATGAGAGCACATACAGCACAATGTGTGTGTCCTTGCTCCTGCATTGGAACAACAACGCAAAGGAAACGGAGCAAGCGGCACGCAAGCTGTTTGAAACACTATACAGCATTAAGAATGTTAAAATCAACGAACACACAATTTATATAATCGAGCTGCTCACCCCTGAGCCTATTGATGTGGGTACAGATGACAAGGGCATATATGAGCAGGTCATTGAAGTTAAATTTTACTATGAAAGGAAATGATATTATGGCAGTAAAAAGCGGAGTTTATCCTTGCTACGAAAATCAGTTTGCAATCGGTAAATCGGGCACAGACACAGCCACAACTCCAATCGCAAATTGTGAGGAGTTTTCGGTGGCATTTGACAACGGCGTTGAGGAATGGACAGCGTTTGAGAACGAGGGTTGGAAGTCAAGACTTATGACAGCCAAGAGCGTTACAATCTCTGTAAAGGGCAAGCGTACAATCGGTGACGCAGGCAACGATGAAATCGCAGAGCTTGCGTTTAAGAACGGCACAGCCGTACAGCTTCCGTTTAAGTGGACTTTCCCGAACGGTGCAAGCGTACTCTTCAAGAATGCGGTTATCTCTGTAACAGCAAACGGTGCAGCCGCAAGCACAAGTGTTGCACCTCTTGAATTTGAGGTTATGTCAAACGGCAAGCCCGAATACACACCTGCAGCCTAAGGAGGTATAAAGTATGTCAAAAATTATTGATATTACAAACAAACTTAATTTTGACGAAAAGCCAAAAATTTTGGTTAAGGGCACTGAAATTGAGGTCAACAACGACGCAATTTCTTTTATCAAGGCTATTGCTCTTTTCGACAGCGAGAACGGTGTGTCAAGCTCTGACCTTTTATCTGCGCTTGAGCTTCTCTTTGACGAGGAGAACAGAGAAAAGATTGCAAAACTTCATCTCTCGTTTGCCGACCTCTCAACTGTTATTAAGACAGCGACCGAGCTTATCGCAGACAATGACAGCGAGGGGGAAATTCAGACCCCGGCTACGACTTAATAGATGATTTCGATTTAATCGTATCGAGCTTTAAGTCGGAGTACGGGGTGAGCATTTACTCCGAAGATTTTAAAAAGATGACTTGGGCGGAGTTCAGCTCCCTGCTGTGCGGCTTGGGAACTGACACGCCTCTTGCGAGAACGGCTCAAATTCGCCTTGAGAACGATGAAAATGTTTTGAAGAACTTTACATCATCTCAACATAAAATACGCAACAAGTGGCGTTCACGCACAGCAAAACAGCGCACACAAGAGAACATCAATACCGCCTTGCACGACTTTGAAATGATATTTGCTAATATGTAAATATTGCATACAATTTTGTTTATTTTTATAAAAATCTTGACTTTTATGTATATTTTTGGTAATATAAAGAAAATGTGAAATAAAGTAACATTTTATTATAAAAGGAGAGATACAAATGGAAAATCAAAATACTGTGCAGACACAAGAAACCACAAAGTTTTGTAAACATTGTGGTGGGAAAATTGCGAAAGAGGCTGTTATCTGCCCACTGTGTGGATGTCAAGTTGAGCAAATTACAAATACACAAGGTACACAACCTATTGTTATTAATAACACTAACAATAACACAAGTGCAGCCTCTGCGACAGCGGTCGCCAATGGTGGAATGCAAGGAAAACCTAAAAGCAAATGGGTAGCATTAATTTTATGCATTTTTCTTGGATATCTCGGCGCTCATAAATTTTATGAAGGCAAAATCGGAATGGGTATTCTTTATCTTTTCACCGGAGGCTTATTTATCGTTGGTGTAATTATAGATATTATTGCTTTGCTCGGTAAATCTAATCCGTATTATGTTTAAAAATGTAGCATAACAACTAAATAAGCTAATTACAGCGTACATCTTCGGGTGTGCGCTGTTTTTATACCACAGGGTGTAGCATTTTGCAACGCCCTTATTTTTATGCAGAAAGGATGTGAAACATATTGGATAACACAACCGTGGGCGAAATCGGCTTAAATCTTGTACTGAACAGGCAAGGCTTTTCTAAATCGCTTAATGCAGTGCAGGAGCAGGCAAACAGCGTAAGCAATAATATGAAAAGCTCACTTAAAAAGCTCGGCTCTGCCATTGTTGCTGCGTTTTCGGTAGCGGCGATTAAGCAGTTTGGCCAGCAGTGCATTGAATCGGCGGCACAGGTCAATGCGGCAAATTCTCAGTTTGAGCAGACTTTCGGTTCAATGGAATCACAAGCAAAAAGTGCAATTCAGAGTGTTGCAAAGGAAAGTGGTATTCTCGAAACCCGATTGCAGGGTGTGGGAACGAGTATTTATGCTTTTGCAAAAACCACAGGTATGGACAGTGCCAATGCATTGAATATGATGCAAGAAGCTTTACAGGTAACAGCCGACAGTGCGGCGTATTATGACCGTTCGCTTGAAGATACCGCCGAAAGCCTTAAATCTTTTCTCAAAGGCAACTTTGAAAACGATGCAGCACTTGGTCTGTCTTGTACAGAAACTACAAGAAACGCAGCGGCTAATAAGCTGTATGGCAAATCTTTTGTCGAACTGTCAGAATCACAAAAACAGCTTACCTTGCTTGAAATGGTAAAGGACGCTAACAAGCTCTCAGGTGCATTGGGCCAGGCAAGCAGAGAATCAGACGGTTGGGAAAATGTAACAGGCAACTTAAAAGAGAGTTGGAATCAGTTGCTTGCGGTTATTGGCAAGCCAATTTTGCAAGTAGCAACGAATATTGTGCAAAAGCTTTCTTCGGCTATCGCAAAACTTACAGAGTACGCCAAAGGGGCGATAAATGCGCTTTCAAAGCTGTTCAACTGGGACGGAGATGATACAGCAAACAGCATTTCAGCCGCTGCAAGCTCGGCAGAAAATTTGACCGATGAGGCAGAAAGCGGTTCAAACTCATTAGAAAGTGTTGCGGATAGTGCAGAAAAAGCAAAGAACAGCGTTGCAGGTTTTGACAAGCTGAATGTTCTCACTAAATCCGATAGCGGCGGTTCAGATGCTTCCGCAAGTGATACAGCAAGCAGCAGCGGAACTTCTGTCGCAAATACTGTTGTTAAAGACACAAACAGCGGTGTTTCGGGTGCTTTTAAAAATCTATACGAAAAGAGCGGATTTAAAGCCTTTGTGGATAATGTTCAAAAGGGCATTAATAAGGTTGATTGGTCAGCTATCGGCAAAAATTGTGAGTCGATATTCAAAAATTCTGTTCCGATAGCTCAAAATTATCTTACACAGGTGCAAAAGGTCGGTAAATCTGCATTCGGTGCGGTAGGTTCATTTGTCGGCGGAGTGGTACAGGTTAGCGGTAAACGGCTGCAAACACTGACGGGCGGCGTTGCAAAATGGCTTGATAAAGACAAGAATAAAATCAACGGCTTTATTACAACCATTGGCGATAATTTCAGCAAAGGCTACGATAATTTATCGACATTCTTTGAAAAGAGTTTTGATGTCATCGGGCAGAGCGTTGACAGAGTTCGCCCACAAATGGAGGACGCAATTTCAAATCTGCTCAGCGGTTTTACAGATTTCGGCGGTGCGGTCGGAACGATTTTCTCGGAGGGCTTTAGTTTAGCTACCGAATCACTTGTAAAATGGATTGACAATGACGGTGCAACTATCGGAGAATTTTTTGACAATATTCAACTTCAAATGGCAGATGTTATGAACTTCGTGGGCGGCGTATTTTCAGACATCGGTAACTTCCTGCTTGGCTGGTGGGACGGCGAGGGCGGTTCTGAGATTTTTCAGAATGTGTGCGATATGTTCCTTAATATCGGCACAACTCTTATGAATGTTTACAACGATTGGATTATGCCTGCGTGGAATTTCATTGTCGGAGTATTTCAGTCCGCATGGACAGATTGCCTTAAACCGATTTTTGAACAGCTATGGACTGTTTTCGGCAAGGTTTGCGACTGTATTGCAACAATATGGAATAATTGGCTTTCCCCGCTTTGTAACTTCATAAGCGATACATTAGGCCCTGTGTTTAATACGGTACTGAGAAATATTCAAAGCATTTTTGAAACAGTATTCAGAGTTATAGGCGATGTTGTGGGCGGTATTTTAAAATCGTTCGGCGGTCTTATTGACTTTATAACAGGTGTTTTTTCGGGCAACTGGAAAAAGGCTTGGAACGGTATCAAAGACTTTTTCGGCGGTATATGGGACGGCATATGGGGTATTATCAAAGGCTTTGTTAATCTGATAATTGACGGTATAAACCTATTGCTGACAGGTATATATACGGTTGTAGCCGCTATCGTTAATACTATCGGCGGTATAGCTGACGCAATCGGTTCGATTTTCGGGCAGGAATGGGGTTGGTCAATGCCTAACGAACCTGTTCTTATTCCACATCTTGCAACAGGCGGACTTGTCAAAGCACCTACGCTTGCGGTAGTCGGAGATAACGCAGGCGCTAATTCGGGCAATCCGGAAGTTATTGCGCCTCTTAACAAGTTACAGGGTATGCTCGACAATTCGGGCGGTCAGGATACGGTGATTCTCGGCGAAATTCTGTCGTATCTTAAAAAGCTGTATGAGATGTTCGTAATATTCAGAAACAACGGCGGTAACTACTATCAGTTTGTCGCTGAAATTAACGGCAATGATATTTTTAACGAAATTGTAAAGCAAAACGAACTTTATAAAAACCGCCATAACGGCAAATCGGCATTTGCGTAAAGGAGGTGCAGTATGTCAAATTATAAAGGTTATTTACTAAAATTCGGAAATACCGAATTTCCTAATAACTATTTTGCTGAATATTCGTCAACACCTGATCAGCGTATGGACAACGATGCCGAGCGTGACGATAACGGCAGTTTACAGCGTTCAACACTGCCGACAGGTAAGACAAGCATTACTTTTTCTACCCACATTCTGCACTTGAACGAGAAAATCAATATGCAGAATATTATTAATTCCGCAATCGTGAACACAGTACAACGCAAATGCTATGTTACATATTGGAACGATGAAACCAACTCATATGACAGCGGATATTTCTATATTCCAGATATTGAGTTTTCGGTTATGGACGCAAGCAAGACCGATATTCTCTACAACCCGATAAGCATTGAACTTATTGAGTATTAAGGGGGTGCGGTATGATAAATTTAACAGATGAGGTCAAAAAGCAACTGTTGAACGACAGCTTGCAAAGGGAAATAATTATCAGCTTTCCTGACGACGATATTCCAGACATCACGGGCGAGAATATTGTATCTGAAAGTCTTGAACTTACGCAGGCAATCAGTGACGGCAAGGAGTTTAAACTCGGCGGCTGTATTGCGGGTCAGCTTACTGTAAGAGTGATAAATGTTGACACAGAGCTCAACGGCAAACGCATTAAAGTTATGATGAAACAGTCATACAGCAAGGGGCTTTTATTTCCCTCGGATACAGTATTGCCGAGTGCAGATTTATATTGCGGTTATCAGTCTGGAGTTATTGAGGTGTCGCTATTCTGCGGTACTGTCAACAGCTCATCGAGACAGAAAAACAGGGCGGTAAAGGAAATTATCGCATATGACGATTTATACCTCGCTTCGCAAAAATACGCTTACAACTACTTTACAAGCCTTGCGATTTATTCGCCAAAAATAAGTTTATATGACTTGAGAGTATATCTCTGCAGCAGCTTTTTAAAGGATTATGATTACGAAAACGAATTCACAGGCTTTAATGACAGCAATAAGCTGTCGCTGAAATTGGATCTTGTAAAATCGGTTCTCAATGACAGAACCACGATAGCGGACTTGTTGAGCGCGTACTGCGAACTTAATGCTTGTTTTGCAATTATGAGCGGAGAGGGCAAGATAAAGTTTATTCAAATTTTAAATTCTAAAACCGAGGTCGTTGACAACTACAGCAACCTCGACTTTGAGGAATACATAACACGCAGTATTAATCTTATTAAGTTTAAGTACAACAAGGACAGCTATTTTTCGTACGGTCATACAGAAGAAGAAAAACAAAGTTGGTATATATCGGACAACATAATTACTGCGTGCTGTACCGACATTGCAGGTATTGTTACAAGTTTTAACGATAATAAAGATAACAACTACATCTTTTACAATTTGTATGCTTACAGGCCTTTTAAAGCTGATGTTTACGGTAGGTGGTGGCTCGAATGCGGCGACAAGGTGAGCATAAAAACAAGCTTTACGGACACGGAAACGGTCGACAGTTTTATCCTTGAACGAACGCTGAAAGGCACTAACGGCATGAGAGTAAGGCTGACGGCAGAAGGTACAGAATATTTAGGAAAGGATGAGATAAATGAGTTACAGCAAAATTAATTGGGTTGACGGAGCTGTTCCGGCGCTGAACGCAACAAACTTAAATCGTATGGACGACGGTATTTACAGCAACAGTGTGGATATAGCAGTAATGGGCACTAATATTGAAACACTTAGTCATAGTGTCGTTAAAATCAAAGAAAACAATACAAATATGGAAAAGCGTATTGATGACACAAATGCGGCAATCGAAACCGCATCTGCAAAAATGATAGCAAAAGACTCTTTGCTCAATACATCTACAAGCATTAATCTCACATCGCTTGAGGACACAGAGCAGACAGCAAACGGCGTTACAATTTCAGTCAGCAACAACAAAATAACACTAAACGGCACATCTACCGCTGCGGTTAATTTCTACCTCAAACTCAAGCGTGCGGTTACTCTTGAACAAGGCAAAGCATATTGCTTATCGTTGCAGAATTTTGCTAACATTGCAAACGGTGGCTGTGTTTTCTATCCTGCGAATGAGCAGACATCTATTAGCTCATCGTGGCTCTTGTCAGAAGTTAGTGCTTTTAAAAATGCAGCGGCTACTTATACAGCGACAGAAAATGTAACCGTAAATTCGATTAAAGTTGCGGTTGCTACAAATAGACTTGTTGACAACAGTTGTAATCTTCAACTTGAACAGAACAACAAAAAATCAGCATATGCAAATCCTGATTTTATAAGCGAAAGCATTAAGCCAGAATTGTACCAAGCTCCCGACTACGCTATGCATTATTTGTATGTTTCAAATGATTACAACGAGAATACTGACGGTTTTGGCGTGACGAAGTTCAATTCTATTCTGTCTGCTAATGATAGCATAACAGACAACAACTACCATAATCGCTACACAATCATCGTTGCACAAGGCATATATACAGATTTGCAAGATAAATTTGCAGGAATGTCTGATGTGGGACTTGTGGGTTATCGTGGGGTAATGATGAAAGACTATGTCTATTATGAGTCTGAAAATATATACAATCCACAGGCCACAATAATTAAGTGGGACGGTGCAACAGGCTTTGATAAGTCTACATTAAAATCTGAAGATATAATCAAAAAATGTCCTTTTCATTTGGATTTGAATGTCCACACTCACATCAAAGGCTTTACATTTGATTGTAAAAATATTCGCTATGCTTTACATCTCGAATCGGGCGGTACGGGCTATGCAACTGAATGGACAGTCGCTAACTGTATATTCAAGTGGGGTGGTCGTGCTGATTGTACGGATTATGCTGGTAAAACAACTGTTCCAGCGCTCGGATGTGGTCACAGTTTTGGCGAGATAGGATTGATTGAAAACTGCAAAATTATCCCCACAGACTGCACTGTTGGCTATCAGAACCACGAAAATGCTGACAATAGCGATTTTGGATTGTCAATCAAAACAGGCTCAAGTATTACAATTCGCAATTGTGATTTTGGTAATACTGAAATTCAGGCAAGAACTCTCAAGGGCGCATATTCTGACACGCCAAACATCTTGACTATTGACCGCTGCATCAACATATCTGAAATTAAGAAATTGTATGCTGCTCCGGCAACGAAATGTGACTGGACAGTTATCGAAAATTTGAATCAAGGAGTAAATATATGAACGAACAGAAGAAAAGACAGCTAATAAAAGCGCTTGCATATGATACAGACAGAGAGCAGATTAAGTCTGTAATGAATGTGTCTGATGAGGATATTGATGGCATTACTGCTGAGGAAATTGAAACAGAGAAAAAATATTACAAGGGAATGGGGTATATTAAATGAGTAATGGTGTATCGCTTGTTGATGTCAGCGAATGGCAACAGAATGTTGACTACAACAAGCTCAAACGCAGTGGAATTAATGCTGTTATAATCAGAGCTGGCTACGGTAGAGAGGTAAGTCAGAAAGACAATATGTTTGAAAGCCATTTTAGAAATGCCAAAAACGCAAATTTAAAAATCGGAGTGTATTGGTACAGCTATGCCGACAGCGTTAGTGATGCTGAAAAAGAGGCAAAGGCTTGCCTTGAGTGCATAAAAAATAAAAGCATTGATATGCCGATTTATTATGATTTAGAGGACAGTTCGCAGTTGCACCTTGGTAAAACTAAAATTACAGAAATTGCAGAACGCTTTTGCGAAACAGTCAAGGAAAACGGTTACAGAGCAGGTGTGTATGCTAACTTAAATTGGTTTAACAACTATCTTGATTATAAAAGGTTAAAATCAAAATATAGCATTTGGCTTGCTCAGTATAACGATAAAGCAGAACTTGACTGCGACATTTGGCAGAACAGCTCGACAGGCAGGGTCAGCGGCTACAGCGGTAACATTGACACAAATGTAATTTACAACGATAACATCTTCGGCAAGTCTGAAAGCAAAGTCGCAAAACCAACGCTGACATATAGAGTCTTTGCAGACGGCAAGTGGTACAGCGAGGTCAAGGGCTTGTCAAATGTAGCAGGACGAAAGAAACAAGCTATTTCAGCTATTGCTCTTAAAGTATCAAAAGGTAAAACTCGCTATCGTGTGCACTTGCTTAATGGTGACTGGCTGCCGTGGGTAAACGGCTATGACATCAGCGATAGCGACAATGGTTATGCAGGCATTAAAGGCAAAGTCATTGATGCCGTACAGGTCGAGTTTGAGGGAGTCGGCAATTATAAAGCTACATACCGTGTCAGAAAGCAGGGCAAGAGCAGTTTCTTTGATTGGCAGTACAACTCAGAGCAGGACAGCTCACAGGACGGCTACGCAGGACTTTTCGGTAATAAGATTGACGGCTTGCAGATTACATTGACATAATTTTGGAGGTATAAAATGAAAAATGCAGTAACAAAGCAGCAGATTGATGAATTGCTCAAAAAATCAGAATTTAGAATTGAAACAGTTTATAACAAAGTAACTATGGTAAGCTGTAAATTACCAAATGGTTTTGTTATAAATGAAGCAAGCGGAGCAGTTGATCCTGCTAATTACGATGAAAAAATTGGCAAAAAAATCTGTATGGAAAGAATTGAAAATAAGTTGTGGGAACTCGAAGGATATGCTCTCGCAAAACAGCTTTACGATGAGGTGAAATAATGAAAGACAATATTATTCAGGCTACTGTTTCAGTAGCTATCGGTGCTCTGATATCATATTTTAATATCTTACTTATCCCAATTCTCGTGCTCATCGCTGTAATGCTTATTGATTATATTACAGGATTGACATCGGCGTACAGAAACGGCGAATTAAAAAGTAAAACAGGTTTAATCGGAATTTTGAAAAAAGCAAGCTATCTCGCTCTTGTGGTTGTTGCGGGTGTTGTCGATTATTTAATCTGCACAGGCTTAGCGGCGGCAAATGTAAATATAGGTGTCACATATTGTTGCGGTTTAATTGTAACGATTTGGCTCATCATCAACGAATTAATCTCAATTCTCGAAAATCTCTCGGAGTTAGGCACGCCAATTCCGAAATTCCTTGTAAATATCGTCCGCCGATTGAAAAATACAGTTGAAAGCAAAACCGATACAGACACAAAAGAATAGCATATATAAGTTTAGCCCCACACTTGCTAAGTAAGAAGTGTGGGGCTGTTTTTAATTGTTATCATCAATAAACTATTTTTAAAACTTTTTCGTGTTATCAGATATTCGCAATGAATAAATATAGATTGAGTATGTAAGAAAAAGTCAGTAAACACCCGATTTTTTGAACTTTAAAGCTGACTAACATTTGACTAACATTTTTGAAATTTAAAGCAGTTTTAGGCGGTGTTTTACGGGAAACAGGCAAAAAGAAAAACCGCATACAAGCCTTAAAAACGGCTTGGCTATGCGGTTTTTGCTTTGGAGCTGGTGAACGGACTTGAACCGTCGACCTACTGATTACGAATCAGTTGCGCTACCAACTGCGCCACACCAGCAAATCGTGACTAACAACAATTATTATACAACGAATATTTGAAAATTTCAAGACTTATTTTGGGAACAATATGGTAATAATTTACAGTGATTTATATTCACTTTTGTGGAATTATTATAAACTTTGTATTATAATTGTTGTAATAGTTAAAATATATATCAAGCATTTATATACAAAGGGTGTGTAGAATTGGCTAAATACGAAGGAAAAAACAGTTCTTTTGCATTAAGACTAAAACAACATCGTGAACTTTGCAGACTTACACAGCAGCAGGTTGCCGATATTTTGAATATTAACAGAACAACCTATACAAAGTACGAAACAGGTGTGTCCGAGCCGAGCCATGAAGTTTTAAGAAAAATTGTTTCTATTTTCGGCACGGATTATAACACTTTGCTTGGTAACGGAAGTTCTTTCTTACCGATAGTTCAGGATCCTGACGATACTTTGAAACTGTATAATCTTTCAAATGACGAAAAAAAGCTTTTGATTGCTTACAGAGCAATGTCCGACGAAAATAAAGCGGATACACTTAATAAGATGAAAGAAAAATTGGAAATTGCTAATAAGTGATTTCGGATAGCATGGGGTTAATTTTGGATTAATAAATGTAATAAAATCACGCATAAAATGAACGTAAAAATTTGTAAAAATCCTTTACATTTATTATCCTTTGTGTTATAATCAACTTGTTGACCGCTGCCTCGGAACAAGGGTTAAGCCGATAATTCGGATTTTCACAGCCTTACTCTGGGACGGTTGGCTAAAATTTTTACAAAGGTGGAAACGCAA